CCACCTGCTCCTGCCGCAATGTTACCAAGAGTTCCACCTGTGGTTGAACCAGCAATAAATGGATTTGTTGATGCGGCTATTTTACTTAGTGCAGTAGCGGGCACAGTTCCCCCTGCCATTCCAGCTTGTGCTGCAGTGCTTCCTACAAGTGTGCCGGCTTTTGTTGCAGTTAATGCAGAAATACCACCCACACCCAATCCAGCAAGGCCACCTATCATTAAAGCTTTTTTGGTTGAAGCACCACTTAATTTAGCAATTCCAAACGCAGCTGTTCCTACAGCTAAACCAATAGCTAAAGGTCCCCAATATTGTTTAAGATTAGTTTTTTTATTATAAGTACCAGCTCCTCCCAAAGATAATAATAAACTTTGTTCGTAAGGTGTAAGATAAGCAAGTTCAGTATCCCCGTTAATACCTTCTTTTGCTATGTCTTTATATAAAAGATTGGTAAACCAAGTTTTGATGAACTTGGGGATTAACCCAATAATCCACTTAAACATAAAAAAACTCCTAAGTAATTACTTAGTACTTATTCTACTCTGATTTAGTGGGACTTTCAACACCATACGTAGTCATCTCGTCAAGTAATCTGCCTGTATATTGAAATTCACCAACATGAGTTATGTAATTCATAATATAACAATAAAGTTTTCCACCAATTTCAGTCCATAATCGGCAAAAAGCAAAGTCTTCACCCATATATCTTTTTGTTTCTGGATCATAATAAGTATCAAAAAAGTTATAAAAATGAGGCCTATCCATAAATTTACCATCAATAGTGGTCTTTTGTTTTATTTCAGTATTAGGATAAGATTTTATTAATTTAGAAAAAACATCTCTTTTTATTAGCATACATCCTGTTGGACAATGGGTAGCTTCAATAACACCATCTTCTACATTAATTTCTTTATTATCATCTTTAATTAATAAAGGGTATTGATTTATATGGTGCTGGCATTGATCATTATTTTTTATTTGACCATTATTAATCTTGTCAACAAGAGTATCCCATTTTGCAGTTTTCATAGGATAAGGTTGAGAAATAATATCTTTATCTCTTTTTACCATTTCAAATATGCTCTCTGGTTCAAAAGCAATATCCGCATCTACAAATAATAAATGTGTAAAGTCCGTGTTTAAAAAATAACTAACACAAAGATTTCTTCCCTGAGTAACTAAAGAAGACTTCATTAATTGAAACATTACTCTTATTTTTCTTCGTATACATTCTTTCTGAAATTCAAGTAGTGTTTGCGTGTAATGCATAGATACATCACTATGAACAGGAGTAGCTACAAATATACTTAAAGGTCTTTCTTTCTTTAACCAAATTGGTTTATTTGGATTTTGCATCTAAAATACCTTGTAAAAAACTCGTCCATTCCATTCCTTTTTTACCCCAAGAATAAAATCTTTTAACAAAATCTTGTTGCATATCCAAATGACTTTGGATCACTGGTTCGTGGAGCGTGTCCCGGCATATCTTAATCGCTTCTGCAAATTGATGTGCCAAGTTTACATAATCACGATCATAGGTAACATAAGCAGGGAACTCGGCTCCCGTTTCATATAAAGCACCAAAATCAGTTACTACACAATATAAGCCAGCGCTCATACATTCTAATAAAGATATGCAAGATGTTTCTTCCCATATACTTGGATAAGCAAACATATGGTAATGTTCTAATTTCTCTAAAATAAAATTATTAGGCCTATAACCAATGTAATTGACATTAGGTAAAGCCCGTGCTTGATCATAAAGATCTAAATAATTCTCATCATTTTGTTCTTTAAACTCTTTTCCATATATTTCACAGCTACTATAGACATCTAATTCAATGTTTTCTTTTTCTAATAATTGCATTGCAGCCAATAACACATTTAAACCACGCCAGGGTGTTGGTTGAAAAACCAGCCTTAGTCTATCACCTTTTTTATATTCTTTTCTTTTTGTAAAATTAACTATGCCATTTTTTATAACATGACATTTGTTAGTAGGTACATCAAAATTATATCTAAATTTTTCATAATTCCAATGAGAGTTAAAAACATACCAATCGTATTTAGAATGGTTTTCTTTGTCCTTAAACCAAGGAACTATGTTAGGTTGATCATAGCTGTTCTTTTGCCAAAGGATATTAATCTTATCTTCTGATAAAGGAACTTTGCCTGGAACTGAAGTACAAATTTGGAAATTATCCAATAACTTTTTATCAACATGTTTTTCTAAAAATGTATGCTGAAGTTCAGTCCCCCCGTGAGGGCTCAATCCGTATCTCCTTTAAGATCCAGGTTTGGTACGATAACATTAACGTCCCGCTGAATGTCATCTTCAACTGTCGCAGAGGACTTGTCTGCAATATCAGATTGGGCTTCGTTTTCTGAGGCATAAACCTTTCCTGTCTTTTTATTTTTTACAGTAGTTTTAGTTTCGCAATTTATTACTTTCATAGCCTTAAAATACAAAAAAAATTAACATAAAGCAAACTAATTATCCATTTTCTTGAGAACGATCTATTAGCGCATAAGAAATGATACCTTGTATTTCATTTCCCGTGCCTGCTGTCATTTTTATTATATCACCTTCTTCTAAAACTAATGTGTGAGATATGACTTGTCTTGTTGTGTTTGCTGTAATAGCTGCATTATCAATTCTATATGTAGCTGTTGCGCTTGTATCTGTAACCTGTGTTACTAAACTTACCGCGCCTGTAGATCCATTGTGAACTTGTATTTGTTTAACTAAACAACGACCATTAGCTGGTGCTGTTAACACACTTGTTGTACCTGTAGTAGTTAGTGAAAACCCTTGATTTTTATATTGTATTGTCATGACATAAACCAGTTAAAAGTATCTTGTTCTTTTTTTAAATCAGTTTGATATGCGAAATTCAATTGATTAACTAATGTTTCCACACCATTAACTATTTGTCTTTGATTGTCAGCAACATACTTTTCACTTAGTTCCGGTAATATAACGTTTATTTTTGCCATTATCTTCTCCCGTCGGGTTGTACATCAGCTCTAAAAGAACCAAATCTCCAAGATTCATCAACAGCTGTATTTTCCACTTTTAAAGAAGCAAATCTTGCTCTAGCCCTTGTGTCTACTTTATTAGTAGAAGAACTTATAGTAAAAGGACCTAATAAAGAAGAAGATTCTGTTTCAGCTGGGTAGTCTTTTAAATTAAGTGTAATTCTGGCATTACCATCTAACTTGGCAAAATCAGGAATAAACCTTCTTATCTTAACAAAAAACTCACCTTCTGTACCTTGCATATCTAAATCAAAATCACCAGATTCAATATAAGCATTAATAGCTGTTACAGTTCCATCACTAGCAACTTGGTTAGTTCCAATTTCATGTTGATACAATGTAGTTGCGCCATAAGTGTTTGTGACTCCTACAATAGTGGAATGAGATCCTCCGCTCGGAGTGGCTGTAGCACTATATGAAGTAGCGTGCGGGTTATCAAGTACATTTTTATCACAATAAGTTGTTCTGTCTAAAGAACTTGTTGTCCACAAGCCTTCTCTATAATTAAATGTAACGCATCTATCTATTTGATCTACTCCATTTTTACAATAGAACCAATTTATTTCAGTAAATAAAGAATTATAACCAGCAAAGACCTGTTCCCCTTGACCAAAATTAAAACCTAAATCGTCTGAAGATTGTGTGGTAAATACAAAATCTTCAACTGTACAGGGTATTTTTTTAACACTACCATCATAAGCATAAAAACCTCCTGACTTACCCATCCAATACATTATACCATCTACGTGTATTAAAGAATGTTGTGACATTGCACCACAATTAGAACCAACTTGTACTATTGAAAATGTAAAAGGTGGCCCAACAAATTTCATTGTGTAAGCTGCTGTATCTGTAACAATGAAAATATAATCTTTACCTTTTTCAGCAGCTACTATTTTAGACCCACTATCTAACTGCATAGTTCCTGCCGTATTAGTAGAAACAGGTGCGTAATCCGTTCTGTCTTCTTGGTCTGAAAAACGAACAAACATTTTATCTTGTGTGCTTGTAGAACCTATTGTAGTTTCTGTCCCTAAATGAATTAAATGTCTATCTGTATCAGACACTATTGTCATAACAGATGCCGTAGGATTAGTAGTTATTGCAGTAGCTCTACTGGTAAGCCCATCAGTTGGGTTCCAATTATATGAACCTGCATTTTTTATTGTAGCTACTAGAATTGTACCAAAATTATCTAAAGACCAATTTCCTGGTTCTAGTGTTGTACTAGAAGTTAATGTAGAAGATCCCCACCCTGACGACTGGTTCCATGTTCCAGTGCCCCACCCAAAACCTATTGTTTGCGTAGCAGGACCAACTTCCACATAAGCTTGAACACTTGCTGATCCCCCAGCTGTAATACCTGAACTAGATTCAGTAGAAGCCATTGTTATTGTAAAGGTATTAGCGGCTACTGTTATTACTTCAAAAGGTTTGTCCGTGAAATTAGCTGTTGTAAAGCCTGTGCCACTACCAGGAAGAGATACACTTGAAAAAACAATATATTCTCCTACTTTTAGGTTATGGGAAGATTTATTAACTGTTACAGTTGCTGATCCATTAGTTGTTGTGAATGTGCATCCTGTTATAGCTGTTTGTAAAGGGGTAAGATCATAAGCTACTCCACCTGAATAGACATATAAACCTTTAGTAGTGCCAATGGCTAAATATGTCGTTCCATTTAGATCAGTCCAAATATGAGATGCTCTGGCTACACCAGGTAGTGTTTCTGACATAGCTTGCCTCCAACCACCTATTTTTTCGGGTTCACTATATCTAAATCTTACAAAATCACCATCTGTCCATTGGTAATCTGCGGAGGTCTTAGTTACTTGTTTATTAAAACCTGGTTTAAAAGGAACTTTGATTAGAGGCATACATTACCTCGCCGTTACAGGGCTAGTTCCATCACCTACAAATGGATGTTCAGCAAATGCCATATAAATATAATCTACTCCTGTATTATTCAGACCATACCCAGTTTCTTGTCTTAATTTAAACCCATTACTCAAAAAGTCCGTACCTCTGGTTGTCATATCGTATTCAACTCCTGTTGTGTCAGCATAAAGTTCAAGAGTCGTTGGATTGTATGGGTTTCTAACAGTATCATACATTCGCCAATTTCCTGTTGCTGTAGACTTAACCATTAAAAAACTAGGTTTAAAACCTAAAGACACAAACGTACCATCTGTACTGCCATTTCCAAGGTAGCTTCCAAATTTTGAAAATCCTTCCACCGAATGCCAGCAATAGGCTATTATATTGTCTGTGCTATTATTTGTTGTAGCTGAAGAGCCTACACTAAATACACTACTTGTTGGTGCTGTATTATTCCACGTTACTGAACTTGCTCTGCTCACCTCTGTTTCATTTAAATATAAGAATTGAGTAAAACCACCAGAACCAGTTGGGTCGGCTGTAGAAGCTACAGTAAAACCAGAAATTGACCCAGTATCTCTCAATTTTACCATAATCAACTCTGGTGCAACCGATAATCCGTGCTTTATTGTGCCATTAGCACCTGTTCCTACATATTGCACGATAGAAAAACCAGCATCAGAATTAACTTGATAAGTGCTGTCAATCGTTCCTACTCCAGTAGCACTTGCATCATTGGTAGCTGTGGTTCCTGAATTTCCCACCCAGTTCCAGCTTACAAAAGAATTACCATCAGTATTTACTGCTGCATCATCTTCTATTGAACAGCCACCTTTTAAAAATCTTTGAACACCATCAACTACTGTAAATTCTTGAGAATCACTTGATGGGTATAACATTTGGTGTGCACCTCTTGAACTATCCACTACTATATGTGCATTTGTAGCATCTCGGTTTTTAATCCATACTAATCCACTTACACCTTTTGCTGTCTCTGAAAAATTATTTTGACTTAAACCACTAAAGCCAGATGGTGCTGTGAAATTAAATGCTTTGCTACCAAAGTTATATTCAAACGTGCCTGGATAACTACTAGGAGCATACCATTCTTGAGTTGGGAGAAAAGTATGGTCCTTTGGATTAAATGTTA